TTCTGCGCCTTGGCCATCTTTTCCGACGCCTTCGCCGTCCGCCGCGTGAAGCCCTCGGTCTTCGTGAACGCACGCTCCCCGTAGGTGCCGGCCGCGGCAATGCTGTATGAGGCCGCGGACCCCCTTTCTATTGCCGCCGGAGTCGCTTTGCCGGCACCGGCGAGCCCACCCGTGCCGCCTGTCCCCTGCAATGCGGCAATCCGCGCCCGGGTCTGCGCGTCAAACTCGTCGAAATCCTGATTCACCTGTTCCATGAGGTTGGCGATAAACTGACCGCCCTCGCTCGCCTTGATATCGGCCAGGGCGTCCGCTCCAATGTCGGCGATGTCGGCAAAGCTGTCGCGGACCACGCCCGGGACCTTCGCCCAGGAATCGCGCGCCCGGTCGGCCGCCGCGGCAACGCTGTCCTTGCCCGTGAGTGACGCGGCGAGCGCCCGCCCGCCGCTATCCGTCGCCGCGCCGCCGATAGTCCGCAGTGCATTCGCCGTATCCTGCTTGAGCTTTGCGCCGATCGGGTCCCATGCACTGATGCTGTTTTCAATCTGCGCGGCCATCTCATCGAACATCTTGCCGATGCCGATCCCCACATCCGCCCACACCATTTGGAAACCGTACTTGATGCTTTCCCACAGCCATCCGAACGTCGCGAGGATCCCGGAGCCGATCGCCTTGAACGTCGGCACCAGCGCCGCCCAGGTTGCGCCCACCGTCTGCGCCCACTCACCGACCGTCCGCCCCCCTATCTCGAAGGCGCTGACCGTCGTCTTCCACCTCCCGACCAGGCCGTCGAGCGCGCCGCTCCACAGGATGATGCCGGCAACGGCGACGGTGAAGATGCCGCCAGGCGAGATGAGGTGCGACAGCAGCTTGATGGCGCCGCCGAGGACGATGAAGCTGGCACCGGCCACGGCAACCCACTTCGCGATTGTCATGAGGCCGGTAATGAACTTCGGATGCTGGTCGAGCCAGCGGCCTATCCCGGCAGTGATGTTCGAGATCCAGGTGGAGACGCGGATAAAGGCGGGCGCCACCGTTGCCCCGATCACCCGGACTATGCCCGTCCAGGCCCCTTTCATGCGCGTGATCATGTCCGTCACCAGTTCCGCCTTCTCAGCCTGCTCCTTGGTCAGGATGATGCCGAGGCGCTTCGCTTCCTCCATGTAATGATGTATGCCCTTGGCCCCGAGCTGCATCATGGGCAGAAGCTGGGTGCCCGACCGGCCGAAGATGTCCTGGGCGGCCGCCGCCTGGAGGAGCGGGTTCTCCATTTTGCCGATGGCCTCGCCGATCGTCATGAACGCCTCTTCGGGCGAGAGGTTGATCAGGTCCTCCACCTTGAGGCCCACCTTGTCGAAGGCGCGCACGTAAGTTGCCAGGCCGTCGCTGGCGTCTGAGATGGTCTTGGCCATGCGCTTGGTGCTTTTTTCGAGGGCCTCCATCTCGCCGCCGGTCAGTTGCGCCACATAGGCGATGCCGGAAAGCCATTCCGTCGAGACCCCGCCCATGCGTTTGGCCTGCTTGGCGATTTCGTCCCCCCAACCGGCGAACCCGAGGACCATGCCGGTGAGCGCCGCTTGCGTGGCGCCGGCGCCGGCGAGCATCCCGAGGCCCGCCCGCTGGACCTGTACGCCCATCTGGTGGACGCCCTTCCGCAGGTTTCCCAGCACCTTCTCAGTGCTGTTCACCATCTTCCGGAAGCCCTTGTTGTCGCCGCCGAGCGTGATCAGGAGCTTACCTATTGTCGTCGTTGCCATGTTCCGCCTTCTCTTTTTCGGCTACCTGCCGGTTATGCACCGCCACCCAGGGTCGCAGATCCGAACGGATGTCGCGCCAATCGCGCGGGACCTCGGGGGGCGTAAACTGCAGGAGAAAATCTGTCAGCTTCAACCTCTTCGAGCCACCGAAGGCGCTCGCGACGATATACGCTATCTGCGCCGCGTGCCAATCGGCGCGCGCATCGCCCACCGGTTCCAAGCCGTACCATGCCATCCATTCGGCGAACTCCCGCGAATCTATCCGTGCCTGCGCCTCCCGGACCGAACACCCGAGGTCCCGCGCCAAGCGGAACCAGGCGCGGCGTTCGGGCCGGGACCTCAGTTTTTTGCCAGGTCCTCGACGTCTTCCTCGGTCATGCCGTTCAGCCGCGCCGCGACCTGGAAGAGCCGGTCGAGCGCCTTGCTGCTCTTGGCGTTCAGCGCATCGGCCTCTGCCAGGGAAAACAGCAGCTCGCCCGTCTCGTTACAGGCGGTCAACGCGACAAGGCGAGCCTTCATCCCCGCCACCCTGACGGGGCTTTTTTTGCTCGGCGTCCTGTCCGCAATGGCCTGTTCAAACGTATCGCGCTCATATCCTGGCATGGTCCGCACGCGGATGGTGCCGCCCCATTCCGGGACCTCGACATCCTCAAACGGCAGGTCCGAGGCTTCGAGAATCGCTGCCTTCGTTAAAAAACCCATAGTCACCTCCCATTGTGCGCTAGCGCTGTCCGCCAGCCGGTTATCCGGTGCCGGATCCGGAGCTGGAAGCGGACGCCGAGGCGCTGGCGTCGGTGATGGCGACCGCGCCGCTCACCTTGAAGGTTGCCGAGCCGACCGCCTTGTCCTCGAATGTGCCGCCGCCCTTGTAGCTAGTCATGAACATGGTGGCGACCCAGGTCTCGTCGTCCGGCCAGGTGATCGTCACCGTTTCGGCCGCGCCGTCGATCGGGGGGTCGGTGGCGGGGTCGAACGCGAAGTTTGCGACCAGTTCCCCGTAATCGATCAACTCCTTCGGGGTGAAGGTGTGCCCCCCCGTCGTCCCCTGGTGGGACGTCTCCACGTACCCGCGTTCAAACGCCGGGGGCTCGATGTCCAGAAACTCAGCCTCGAACCCACTGGTCCCAAATAACAGTGTGATGCCCGTGCTTACAAATGCCATTGGTCTGCTCCTCTCATCCTTTTCCTGTCGCCTGTCGGAAAAAATGTCATATGGCCCCGGGGCATGAAAAAAGGCAGACGGTTTGGAGGTTTGGCTCCAAACAGCCTGCCCATGTCATCTTGCGTCGGTCCGCCCGGTGGCCACCGGTCGGCGCCGAACCCCGGATGTTCGCTATTCCTTCATTAGCCTATTCCTCATGCCAGACGATAAGGTCCACTATTCGCATCTGCGTGCCGCGTTGTTTTGCCGTCGCCGGCGTCTCAAAACTCACGCTGTCGTCCTCGACCGCCGCCAGGTCCACGGCAACCTGACTGCCAGCCTCGCCCATATTCCCGACGAAGCGCCCGAACAAGGCGTACAGGGCGTCGCGAACCGAATCCGCGGCGGCGCCCGTATCCGCGTAGACGTTGATCTGGTAGCGCGCCTGGTGCAGTCCGCTGGTGCCGGTCTGGTGGCGATGCCCGAGGCCGGAGATCTTCTGGTACGTCGCATACGGCCGGTCGGCGCTCGTCGGCACCTCGCCGATCGGGTAGAATCGCGACCCGATCAGGGCGGCCACCGTTTCGTCGTTCGTCGCCTCGTATGTCAACGCCGTTTCGATGCTCATCTACTGCACCTGCCTCGCCTTTGCGGCCAGTTGGTCGAACTTCTCCTCCGCAACATTCGCCACGATGGCCAACGACCGCGCGCGGTTCTCGTCGAGCGCCGGCCGGAGGAACGGGTGCGCTGGGGCTGGGCCGGGGCCGCCGTGCCCGTACTCGACCAGGTGCGCATAGTTATCGGGCACACGCTTCTTGCCGTTCAATTCGCGGGTGTACTGCTCTCCGGTGCGCGGGCCGACCATGCCGATGACGCCGTGCCGGGAGATCATCGTCTTCTTGCCGATGGAGCGGCGGAGCGCCCCGGACTCCTTCGGACACTTTTGCTTTGCAGCCCGCGCAATCGGCGTCAGCGCCCGGTTGATGGCCGGCCGCATGACGCGGTTGAGCGTGGAACCGCGCAACATGTCAAGCCTGCGCATGAGTTGTTCGGCTCCGATAAGCGCAACATCCGTGCGTGCCATCGTTATTCGCTCCCACTGCCAGAACCAGAACCCGAACCAGAAGCCGAACCGGAAGCCGAACCCGAACCTGCGCCGACCTCGGCGCCGACCTCAATACAGTCGATCAACATCTCCCGATGCCGTTCCTCGAGGTCCCGGATCCCGAGAATCTCAAAGACCCGCGTGCCCGATTCCTCGTCGACGAGGCGCATGGCGGCGGTGACGCCCGAGCGATACCGTATCCGGATGATGTGCGTGCTGCGACTGGCGGTCTGTCCAGCCAGCATGCGTTCGTTGACCGTCATCGGGCGGATGTGGGCGGGTATGCCGGAGGCCTCCGGCGCCCAGGTCTCGCCCGTGACCCGGTTCGCCCCGTCCCGCGTCTCGGTCAGGCTTTGCAGTGTGACCCGATGTCGCAGATCGCCGGCGTTCATATGCCCTATTTCACCTCAATTACGGGTCCCGTCAGATTGACGAGGTCCTGAATCCGTTCGTTGCGGAGCAACTGCACTGCCGGGTCCGGCTCGCGGTCGCGGTACATACCAGCAGCCAGAAGCAGGACCGCCGCGCGAGCCGTGAACGGGACTTCGCCGAAGTAGTACGTTCCGCTGCCGGCGGTAATCTCGATCGCCTCGCCGTCCGCCGAGGCGGCAAACTTGCAGGTCGCCCCGTCGGCGTCCCGGACATAGTAGGTCTGCTGCGCTGTCAGCCCCGTCGGGATCGCCGCGGCGGTGCCGCCGGAGACGGTGACCACCGCACTCTCCCCGTCGACCGGGTTCCGGCCGAGGAACGTGGCCACATGCGTGTCGTCGTCGACGCTGAAGGGCACGGCATACCCAGCCACATAGGTGACCACCACATCGTTCGTGTGGCCGCGGACGCTTGGCCAGACTTTCTGATAGGCACGCACAATGCGCCCGATGAAGCTCGCCGCATCAACCGTGTAGTAGGTTGCCGTCAGCGTCTGGGTATCGCCGGCCGTATCGACATAGGTCACCGAGGAGACCGAGACGAGGGGCGGACGGGGCAAGACGATTTCCCTGGGCAGCGCGTCCATCGTCAGTTCATACGTGGCCACGACGAGCTGCTTGCCGAGGGACTCCTCGACCGCGCGCGTCGCCGCGGCCAGGTAGCCGGTCAACTTCGTGTCATCGTCGCTCGCCACGACCTCGGCATGACGCTTCAGTTCGTCGAGCGTCACCGGGTAGGCTCGCGGGGCTATCGTCCGTTTCAATCCCATCGTCCACCTGCCTTATCAGCTCACATGGGGCATGCCGTGACCGAGAACGTAAAGCTGGCGTCGTCGGCGCCGGCATCCGTAATCGCCCAGCGCACCCGCCAGTCATCGCCCAGGAGCGCGCGCCCCGTGTGTTCGCCGAGGGCGGCGCCGTTCTCGAACTCGGTGAGCGCGGTGTCCGCGACAAGTTTGCCGATGTAGCGTTTCGCGTTGCCGTTGCCCAGGCACTGCGTGAACCGATAGACGTCGAGCCAGTTGGTGCCGTCGAGCTTCGTCTGGATATAAACATCCAGGAGATCGCCGACCGCCGTCGCCGTCACCGTCACGTCGAGCACCAGGCCGAAGCCGGCGACCATCCCGGGCATGCGCACGGCGTCACCATTGCCGGTCGCGGCGGTCCGGGCCGCACTCGCGATGAGTTCAATCGCGTCATAATCCTTTTTCTTCTCAAGCATATTCCAGCTCCTTCCTTCGCTGGTAGCCGTATAGGGCAGGTTCTTCCGGCAACGGCTTACACAGCCAGGAAGCCTGATTCGTTCGGAGGCGGATCCCGCGGCCGAGGGCCATGCCACACCAGAAGTCAAGGCACGGTTTCTGCGGGGCATAGTCCTCGGCGTGCGGGAACTCCATGAACCGGTGGAGGGTGATATCCTCGAAGCCGAGCCGTATGGCGTCGGCCAACATGTAGGCGGTGGTGCTCGTGAAGTACTGAATACCCCCGAACGCGGCGAGCACCTCGGCCAACGGGTACGGTTCGCTGCGTGGGATCATGTCTACGTGGCGCCTGCAGACCACGGGGATATCCAGTTCCGCGACCTCGTGGGCGAACTCGAACTCGAACGCCTCGAGGTCGTCCATGAAGTAAAGTCTCGTCGCGTTCGGCTGATGTCTGAAGGCCCGGTTCACCGCCCATACTTCGGCGGCGCCCGGGTCCTCCCGATATGGTCCGACTGCGCTCACCATGATCACGCGCTTCACAGTTTGTTCTCCCAGTCCGCTTACGTTGTCGAGACGGTGCCGGTGATCATGCCCGTCTCGGCGTCGGCGTTCACCGTGTAGTTCTCGAAGAGCGCCAGCGTGCCGCCGGTATTGATGCCGCTATCCTCGCCGTCCGTGGCGATGTGGAGGCAGTTGTGAGACACCCAGCCGGTCGCCGCGGCAAACCCTTCGATACAGACGTCCACCGCGTTCTTGTTCTCCAGGTGGCAGCCAGTGATGAGGATGTCAGTGGGGGCTGCGGTGCACTCGATGTTGGCTGCGGCGAAGTCGCCGTGGCTGGTGAGGTTCCGGATCTCCACGTGCGCTGTGGCGCCGATCGAGATGAAGGATTCGTTGCCGGCGGTGTCGGTGCCCTCGTTGCGACAGTCGAGCACCCGCAGGTTGTCGGCGGCCGCCGAGGCGGTGATCCAGTCGACCGTGTTGTCCGCCCCCGCGTCGATGAACTCGCAACCCTCGATCGTGCAGTAGGTCCCGGTGACGGCGATGCCCACCACGAGCGCGTCCTGGGTGTTGATGAACCGGAGATTCTGGAGCGTCACGTTATTGGCCGTCACGGTGATGGTGGTGTCCGTGCCGGTGTCGAGGGTGACGGTCGGCCGATTGTCCCCGTTGCCCAGGCCGATGATGCTCACGCCCTCGATGTCACACGCGATCGCCGCGGCCGCCTCGATCGTCTCGGCATGGCCCGGCATCACGTAGATGATGTCGCCCTTGTCCGCCGTGCAGAGTGAGATCGCGTAGTCGATGGTGGCGCAGGGAGCATCGGGGTTCTGACCGAAGCCCACTGCATCGCTGGCCTTTGCGTTGCTCGAATCGACGAAAAACACACTGCCCGGGCAGAATCCGCGGTCGATGACGGCGAACATGCCGCCTGCCTGCTTTCGTACAAACAGTTTCGTATCCATGTCAGGGTTCTCCTGCGTTAGGATGTCCGGATGCGGCCGGGAAGGTACGTCCCTCCCCGGCCGTCACCGGATGGGGTCAGTCGACCAGCGGATCCTTCATGAGCGTCGGTCCCGCCGGGTAGTCCGGGTCGGTGAGGATGTACAACATCGCCCCGACCTTTCCGGCCGTCGGGTCCGTGAGCGTCGCCATGATGCAGTCGAAGCCGTTGGCGACGTCGAGGTCCTCTCGCCGGATTTCGAGCGCCATCAAGACGACTTTCTCGCCGGAGCCCGCGTCGGTCCAGACCTCGTCGGCCGTGCCCTGCGTCTCCTTGGTCCAGGCGGTGATGGCGGTGAAGGCGGTCGCATGGTTCTTCGAGTAGATGCGCCCGGTCTCCAGGCAGTTGAGCGCCTTGGTCCCAGTGCCTGCCACAGCCGTGGCCTGGGCGAGGGTAATCGTGATGTCGTGGCCCGCTGTGCCGTCGCCGGCCAATACGACCACCAGGCAGCGAGCGTAGTTCCGCAGGCTGACCCAGTCGCCGGCGAGGCCCGCGCCCGCCCCGTTCAAGTCGATCGGGATGATCGCCGGCACGATGTTCATCCGTTCCAGTATCTTCGCGTTTTCCATGATCCTGTCTCCGTTTTTTTACCGTGCGGTCATGCGGGGGCGGGACAAGCCCGCCCCCGCGTCAGTTCGTTCACGCGCGGGCGGCCAGTTTCACAAACGGGCTCACGCGGGTCGCCGAAGCGCCCTTTCGCGGCTTGAGCGTCGTGTCCCAGGCGGGCTTGCCGTCGACCCGGAACGTGCTCTTGAAGGCCGTCTCGTCGTAGTCGAAGCGCAGGTGGATCGACATCGCCGTCTTGATGGTGCCCTTGGTGGCGAGCAGGTACTGGCTGAAGTCGCCCAGGACGATGTCGCCGGCGTCACCGAGCGCCTCGCAGTGCTCGGTCTCGAAGATCGGGCGACCGTCCAGCGTGTTGGGTGCGCCGCCAACGGCGCTGTTGCCGACCAGGTAGACCGGCACGCCGCCGGCGCCGACCGCTATGTACATCGTGCGGAGCTGCGGCAGGCATTCGGCGTTGTGATACCAGTTCGCCTGGGCACGGCTGGTGCTCCAGAGGGCGGCCGACATCTTCACCGCGTTCTCGAAGACGACCGTATCGGCCGCCTGCCCGGTCTCCTTCGCCACGGACACGCAGGCATCGGAGGCAAATGCCCCCTGCGGCCTGCCCACGCCGTTGCCGTACATGATCGCCTCGACCAGCTCGTCGGCGATCGCCGTCGCCTGTTTCGTGAGGAGCCGGTCGCCGAAGTTGATGAAACTGTCGGCGAGCTCTTCCTCAGTCGAGTAGGACAGCGCGGTGATCTTGGCAAGCTTCAGGTCGACCTTGTGAAACTTGAGGCTTGACCGGGTGATCTGGTCCGCTTCGTCGGTCCAGTAGACGACCACGCCGCCGTGACGGTACGTTGTGCCACTGCGGTCGTGGTCCGCCATGCCGATGACGGTGATCGAGTTGCCGCCCAGGGTGAGCCGGTCGCACTGTCCCAGAACCGGCAGGATGTTCATTGCCCGTTCGAGGAGCTTGTTCGAGTACTCCGGCGCCACGACGAATCCGCCTTCTTCGCCGACCGTGGTGGTCTGCCCTTGCGCGGCGTTCAGGCGGATGAGCCGGTCGTCGATCCGTGCGCCCGGGCCGCTCGCCGCGTGCACCACCCGACACAACTCGCCATACGTCGGGAACCCGCCTTGCGGGTCATCCGCGAGCAGGTCCCGTACGCCACTGGTGTAGGCTGTTGCCTTCGGATCCTCCAGGGGGACCCGGGAAGGCTGTGGTGCGGCGAGCTGCGCTTCGCGTTGGTCGATGCGGCTTCCCAACGCCCCGGTCGCCGCTTCGGCATCCTCGATCCGCTTCGCGTCGGCCTCCAGTTTGTCGCTCTTCCGGAGATGCTCCTCCGCCGCCGTTACCTCGTCCGGCGTCAGATTTCGCTCCTCTGCCTTGGCCTTTGCGCGGACGCCCTTTGCCGCCTCAAACTCCGCAACGGCCTGCTTTCTCAGTTCTTCGGGGGTCATACCTGTCTCCTCATTCTGGTTTTACTCGCGTTAAACAACCTGTCATGTGGGCCCGGGGCATGAAAAAAGGCAGACTGTTCGGAGGTTTGGCTCCAAACAGCCTGCCTATCTCATCTTGCGTCGATGCCGCCGGTGGCCACCGGTCACATCGAACCCCGGATGTTCTTTAGCGCTTTAGTCTTTCATTGGCCGCTTCCTCTTCCTCATGCTAAAGGATCGTGCCTCTTCCGTACCGGCTCTAAAGCCGCGTCTCTGCGCGGTCAGAGCTGACGGGGGGTTTAGGGACTCTGCGTAAACCCCCGCAATTCCCGTTCTCGGATGTCGATCGCCAGGCCGACGCCATGATCAATGGCCACGGCGCTCGTGCGCGCGGCTTCGTCGGCCCCCAACTCTTTCCGGATACCTGAGACAAACTCGTCCAGACTGCCGATCTCGTCGATGAGGCCCAGGGCCTTCGCCTTTTCCGCAATGTGAATGCGCCCGTCGGCCAGTGCCCGCACGTCTGAAATCGCCATGCCCCGACCGCGTTGCACAGCCTGCAGGAATAACTCGTTCTGGTCCTCGACGATCTGCCGTACGTAGGCGATCTGCTCCTCAGTGATCTCCATGCCGTCCATGCCGGTGCCCTTGTAGGGGCCTGTCGAAACCAGGATCGCCTTTATCCCGTCCTTCTCGTACTGTCCCGACGTGTCGTCCAGGATGGCGAACGCCCCGATCGAACCGATGAGGGCACTCGGGTTCGCCCCGATCCGGCGCGCCTGGCTGGCGACCCAATAGGCCGCCGAGGCCGCTTCGTCGTCGGCATAGGCATATACGGGCTTCTGCATGTTAGCGCTTGCCACGTCGGCGGCAAGTTCGCCCGTGCCGGCGACGGTGCCGCCTGGTGAGTCGATATGCAGCAGGATGGCGCTAACTTCCTTGTCCCGGGCTGCCGCGCGTACGGCCCGGCGAATGGCGACGCTGTTGGCTCCGCCGAAGCTTGACCCTCCCTTGACCATTTGCCCCTCGATCGGGATGATTGCCAACCCGGCGCTGTCCACGATATAGAGCTCGGTATTGTCGGTATCCTCCACGGATGCCTCAACCGCCGGCCAGAGTCCCGCCTTGACGGCGGATACCGCTTTCGTAAACCAGCCGGGCTCGACCATCCACGCCCCAAAATGGCGTGCAGCGCATGATGCGCGAACGCGCCCGTCCTCGACCTTATCCGGCATGATTCGCCTCCATGAGCATTTGAATTGCGTGTTCTGCGGCCTGAGTGACCTCACCGTTGCCGCGGGCTTTGCACCATTCCCCCGTATGTCCACCGGCAAACGCCGTCCGCGCCTCGGCCATCGCGTGGGTCGTGTAATCGCGGGCGTAGCGGCGTATCGCGTCGTCCGGATTCATCCCCTCGGCGGCGAGCATCGCCAGGGAATGCGATGCGGGGGAGAGCGCCTCGATGAGGTAATCCGCCTGGCCCAAGAAGAAATCCTGGCTCCAGGCGTCGAATCCGTCCGGGTCGGCGGCGAACTTGGTCGCCGCCCGGCCGACGGCCTTAGCCTCCTTCGTCATGACGCGGCGCATGGCATCTTCGAATACGGGCGTGTGGGCTGCGCGAATCGTGTCAATTGCATTCGCCGACGCGCCGGTAATGTCGCTGCCGGGGCCCGCCTGGTTCTCTGCCGCGTCCGCGGACGCCGCGCGTTCGAGCGGCACCATGTTCGCGGGCACGAAATGAATGTCCCCCAGGGGGCCGATTCCATTCATGTTCTGCAGACGCAGAATCATGTTGATCGAGTACGCGCCAATCGAGAACATCTGCCGGTAATGAAGGGTCCGCTGGGCGACATCCCCGCGCAGAAGACCGTCAAAATTGTGTTCCGCGTAGACCTCCGGTTCCGCCCGGAAGAGCTTGCGGTTGCATTCCTGTTCCCAGCGTACGGCCCAGGGCTGGAGGCAATCGCCGACGTGCTCGATGGCCTGGTGTTCGATGTTTGAGAACGTCGCCCGGAGCAGGTGCTGAATCTTGTGAGGCGAGATCCGGAACCAGCGGCAGATCTGCTCGACGGTGAAATGCTGGCTCTCGATAAGCTGCGCCGCCTTCGGATCGACGCTGATCGGATACCACTTCATGTCCTCGCGGAGGAACGCCACCTTATGATGCTTGCCGCGACCCTCATGTCCCCCAAGATAAGTATCCCTGAGATGCTTTAGCGCGTCGTCGTCAATAGACCCCGGATGGACAAAGGCACCGGAGGGCGTTGCGTCGTTGGCAAAGAAGGTCGCTGCATATTCCTCCTGTGCGAGTCCGAGCCCGATGGTCTCCGCAGCCAACAGCGCCACACCATATCCGGCGACGCCCAGCGGCCCGAGGCCATGCACATGCAGCACATCCTTCTGCGGCAGCCAGACGGACCCGAACGGCCCATCGGAGATGTCGTTGGTCTTCACCACGTAGCCCAAGGCCTTATTCGCGTTTCGTTTGACGGTCACCCGGCTGGGGTGAATCGGGTTGAGCGCCAGCGCCTTCGTCCCCGCCGCGTTCCATGTGATATGGGCAAACCCGCCATGCCAGCCGACCGCATGCGCTGTGAGCGTCTCCCGGAACGTCATGGTGCCCATGTCCGCATTCGGCGCCTGGTGCAAAAGCCGATAGGCCCAGTGGTCAACGAGCTTTCCCTTGTTGCCATTCGGAAGATCCCGGTAGACGGCGAACGGCAGTTTGCCGATATCCTCCGCCACCACCCGGACGCAGGCATAATAGACCGCAAGACGCAAGGCACTTTCGGGGGTCACGGGGACGCCGGCAGCGGTCGTGGACCCCGTTCCCATGGTGGCCATCCAGGGCAGGCCGTCTTCACCCGTTCTATGCACAAATAATCCAGCGAGCGAACTCATTTGCGCCCCCTCGGCAGTCTCATATCAATCCAGATAAAAACGCCCACGACGACCAACCCCCAATGCGGTGGATCCAGCTCGAGGCCGACGCCCACAAGCGCAAGGGCAACCAACATCGCCAGGCCGTTGAATTGGGCGCCGGTCATCCCCATATCACCCCCGCCGAACCGGGTTTGTCGTACTCTGATGCGGTGCCCTTCTCGGCCTGCAACGCCCGGCCGATCGCCATGGTCGCCGCGACAATGCCGTCGATCTTCTCGCTGCTCTTGGCCTTGTCGAAACGGATGTTGTCCGAGGAGTCCACCCGCACCACAACGTTGGATGCCATCCAGCGCAGTACCGGGTTGCCGCCATGGCGCAACTGTCCGGACCGCAACAGCGTCTGGAGCTGTTTCGCCGGCTCGTTCATCGAGATGAAGCCCTGGCGAAACTCGACCATCGTAATACCGTCCTCGTCCTGAAGCTCCTGGGCGAAATGACTGGCGTCGTACGGGTCATAGCCGATGTCAACCAGGTTGTACTCCTTGGCGAGCTCGTTCACGCGCTCGCGGATGAAGGCGTAATCGATCGTGTTGCCGGGCGTCAGTTCGATGAACCCCTGGCGCGCCCATGTGAGGTAGGGCACCTGGTCCCGGTGTTCTCGCTCTCCCGCGGAATCACGGGGCAGCCAGAAGAACGGGATCAGCGCATTGCCCGCATCAGGGCAGAAGAGCACGGCCGCGGCGATGTCGATCTTCTGCGCCAGGTCGATGCCCACCCAGCAGTCATGGCCCTTCAGTTCGTCGGGGTCGATCGCGCCGGCGCAGGCGTCCCACTCGGACATGACGATCCAGCGCGTCGCCTGCTCGGTCCGGATATTGAGGTGCAGCCGCTTGAATGTGTTCTCATACTCCGGCTGTGCCTGGGCGTCCTTGCACGCCTGCCGCAGGTACTCCAACGAAACGCTGACCCCGAGGTTGGGGTTTGCCTTCCGCCACGTCCGGAGCTTGGTCCAGTCGTCGTCGCGGTTGGCCTCGTAGATGACGGGGAGGAAGCGCGGATTCTTGATAATGCCGTCGCGCACCTTGCAGGCGTACTCGTGTTTGCGGTTGCAGATACTCGGGCGTTCGTAGTCGCTGGTCGTCGCCTGGATGAAGAGCGGCTGCGCCCGGTTCGCGGAGGCGAACGACGTGGCCAGCGCCTCCACCAGGTCGGGCGTCGGCTGCGCGTGCAGCTCGTCCACGATCACCAGGTGCGGGTTGCCGCCGTGCTTGGCCTTGGCGTCCTTTTTTTCGTCGCCCGCCAGGACCTTGATAAAGCTCTGTGCGTCAGCGAGATTGACGACCGACTTGAAACTCCGGTATATTCGCGCGCGGCTTGCCATTCTCGACTCGGCTTCGATCATTCCGGACACGTGGCGAAACGCTAAGGACGCCTGTTCGGCGGTCGACGCCGCGAGGTAATTCTGCTGCCCCGCCTCGTCGTCCACGAAAAATACGTAGTTCGCGATGGCCGCGACAAACGGCGTCTTGCCGTTCTTGCGCCCCACGAAGAGGAGCGCTTCGCGATAACGCCGCACCGTGCGCTTAAACTCGTCTATCCACTTCCAGCCGAAGAGGTTCGCAATGATGCTTTTCTGCCAGGGCGCCAGGAGGAACGGCTGCCCGGCGAGCGCGCCCTCGATATGGACGCAGCACGTCTCGATGAAATCGATGGGCTCCTGTGCGGCGTCCGGCTCGAACCAGGCGTCCTTGGCCGTCGCGATCGAATCGTAGCCCGGGATGCCGAGGAGGATCTTCCGCCAGGCCTTCGTGATTCGCTTCGTCGGTTGTTTCGTTGCGACGGTCATCCGGATCCTCAACCTGCTCGGGGCGTGAAGAACCTGTCCTTGCCCTGGTGCTCCTCGGGCTTGTGCTTTGGCGCCGCCAGCGACACCCGGGCGCTCGGTGTCAGGCCAAACTGTTGTTCGAGCCTCAGAAGCTGGTCGGCGAGTTTCATCGAGCGCGCCACTTCAGGGCGATCCTTGACGTCGAGCACGACGATGTCGCCGGCGTCGGTAACTGCCTTGACCTCGCGCGTGTCGCCTTGTTCAATGAGCACCTCCTCGGCCGCCCGCCATTTCGCCCAGGTCTGACAATAGCGCGCCAGGGCGTTACGGTCACATTTTCCCAGGACGCCCATCGCCTCGATCTGCGGGACGACCTCGCGCCAGGCCCGCTTTGCTTCTTTCCGTAGCCATGAGGGACAGGCGGGCCGGGTGCGCTCGGGCTTGGGCTCGTCGGTCCGGACCTTGCCCCGCCACGATCCCCGCACCTTCAGAATCGGCGTTGGCGTTGGCTTTGGACCTCGTTTACCCATCAGCTCATACCCCGTTTTCCGCAACACCCATGCACGCGCGTTCAACGTATTACCCGTGCCGGCCAAAACCCGTGAAAAAACGCGCGTGGC